CGTGCAGAAGAACAAGCAGGAAACGCTGGAGTACCGGCTGGCAGGCCAGTCCGGCCCGGACCACGACAAGCGCTTCACCATGGAGCTGCTGCTCAATTCCAACGTTTTTGCATCCGGCACCGGCCGCAGCAAAAAGGAAGCCGAGCAGCTTGCCGCAAAGAAGGCTTTGGAAATCATGGGCTGCTAAAAGTTTTAGAAGACAACCAAACCGGCACAGTGAAAAACTGTGCCGGTTTTTTTATTCTTTTATATATCGCAGATTTTAGAAATATGTACCAATAAATTCTGTTTGTTTTTGTTTGACTTCCGAATTGCTATTTTTCAGGAAAGAGTATATGATAACAGTATAAAAATTTAATTAACTTAAGAGATGATTATATTGAGAAAGTGATATCGGATATATCAATATCGTCTGACCACCAAGAGGTGTTTAATGAAAAAGATCCTCATCATTGTAATTTGGCTTCTGTCCATGTGCTGTGCTTTTTTTGCAGGAGGTTGGACTAATCAATTTGCCAAAGATCAGTACACTATGCAAGATATCGCGTCTATGATGACCACATCATTTGGGTGGACAATTCAAAGTTCAAAAGATGTTAATGCATATCAGATATCCCTACAAGATTTTTGTGAAATGTACAACCACCTAACAAATGAAGATAATTCCTCAGGTCTAGCCAAGTCTAGCGGTAATATAAAAGGTATAGACCCACACTTTCTGCAAGAAAGCAATATCCATATCGCTTGTGAATCAAAGAAAGCTGTATATGTATATGAATTTCCGCTTGAATTCAAAATGCCTGAAGGTGCTCATCTTCAGAGTATTGTTGCCTTTACTGACGGGGAAATATGTATGTCTGCTATTCATGTACAGCTGGATCTGGATATTATTGATCAAGTGGATAACCGCTTAAGCCATGATGAAGTGGCAGAAGCGGAACTATTACCATCAACATGGCCGCTAAATGTTGACAAGCAAGTCGTTCATAGCTGGGGACAATCTTTTGATAAGTTGATGAGGAAATAATCTTAATTTCAACACAATGACTACATTCATAAAATCCCACTTGATCTCACAAAGTTCAAGTGGGATTTTTCATTACAATTTTGAAGTTATTAGTCCTCTATATCTGAAATTGGGCTTGGACTCGGAAAAACATATTAACCCGAAAAGCCTGCAATATATCATGGGACATTCGGATATCAACATTACGATGAATCCGTACGCCGAAAATGTCAATAGTAAATGCGAAAAAAATATAAAAAAATATAATCAGGCTTCCCGCGCCAATTCTTCAAGGCATTCCGCGAACACGATTTCAGCAGTTTTCCAGCCCAATATTTCACGCGGATAGTTGTTCATCCATTCTTCGGCTTTCTTTACTTCCGCTCGACTGACCTTATTGAAATCAGTCCCTTTCGGGAACTTCCGCCGAATCATTTTGTTTGCACACTCATTTGACCCGCGTTCGCAACTTGTGTACGGGTGACAATAATACATTTTGGTTCGTCTGCCTTTCCGTAGGATAGACCGTTCAAGGCTCTTCACGTCGGAGAACTCCCCGCCGTTGTCTACGGTGATTGTCTGGAACACGCGCGGAAACAGCGCCCCGAACCTCCGTTCAATACGGTTCAAGGCGCGAACGGTGCTGATTGCGGTTCTGTCGCGCATTTTCTCTATAATTTCTTTTCGTGATAGGCGTTCCGTCAGCACCAACAGGGCGCACGAACCGTCCTTGCCGGAATATACAGTATCCATTTCCCAATGCCCGAAAGTGATTCTCTGGTTAATCACTTCCGGGCGTTTTTCTATGCTCTCTCCGCGCGGTGCGCGTTTCGTCGTTTTAACTTTGTGATATGGACGCTTCCGCTTCGGCTTTTCTGGTAAGTCTTTATTTGTCAGGTTCAGAAACACACCCTTTTCAATGTAACCGTAAAAAGTGCTGACACAAATAGAGGTTTTGAATGTCCGGCCCTCTATCGTTATGTCAGCAAGGGCCGCGGCAGGCGAACGGTCTTCTTCGATGACCTTTCGTTCCAAATAGTCAGCAAGTTCATGGTCGTTTCCGATTTTCAACGGCGCACCTTTCGCCGCGAGATTTTCACGGTATCTTTTTTCCGCTCCGTCCGGGTTATAGCGGTCTTCCATAATCCATGTATCGCCGTCCAGATGCTCCCAACGGGCGCGTTTGATTTCTCTATAAATCGTGCTGACATGAACATGAAGTTCCGCCGCGATCTGCTTCGGTGTATCGCCGCGGTTCAAACCGTATTCGATTTTCCGCCGATCTGTGAGTTGTAAATGACTGAAACAATGCCCCATGCTATAACCTCCCAAAATGCGAAACCCGCCCAAGCTATCAAGCCGGGCGGGTTTTGTTCCTCTTTTCAGCGGTTCCCCGCAAAAAAGATTATAACAATATTTTTATACTAACGCAAGTATAAAAAACTATTGCTCATTTTCTGTCAGCCATTCCATAGATACGCCAAGTATCTTCGCAAGCACCGCAAGTTCATATTCGGTCACAAAGCGGGTCCCGATTTCAATTCTGCTTACGCTGTCCCGCTCCATTGTAATTCCTGCAACTTGTAGACGCGCCGCAAGGTCTGTTTGCGTGATATTCAGCCGGGCGCGTGCTTCTTTGACGCGATTTCCGCAAAGGTTCTTTCGTCCCTTATAGTCGTATATCTTCAACCGCCGATTCCTCCTTTTGTGTTAAAGGTCTGCATTTTTCTTGACTTTAACACAATAAGCGTTGATAATTGTGTTAAAGGTCAGAATCCAGAAAAAGCAATGGTCCCGGCCTTTGAAAATAACGCAAGCCGCCCGGACGCTGGGCGGCAGAACGGAGGATTCCACATGAAAAAGGTTCTATCTCTTGTCCTTGCGGCGGTGCTTGCCGCGTCCCTCTCCGCCTGCGGCGGCGCTCTTGTCGATCTGGACACGCCCAAATCGGAGGAACTGACGGCGCAGTATGATTTTTACCCCGATGCCATGAACAGCATTCGGGCAGATATGAAAATCACTCCCGAACAGGCTGATGAAGTTTTTATCGTTCTGACTTCCTGCGGCCTTGACGGGAAGATTACAAGCATTTCCGAAAGCAAGGGCGCGTATACCGTCTATTACGGCGGTTCGTCCCTCGACGTTACACTTTCTGACGGTGCGGTTGAAACCGTCTATTCCGGGCGTGATATGCTGTACCCTGAATATCGCAAGCACAACGTCTTGATGGACTATGACTTGACCGTAAAGGACGTGAAAACGGGTTCCGGCGATAAAATCGGTGAATACGCCTATATCCGCATTACGAAAGCACAGCTTCAAGCCATTACGGAAGAAAACTACAAAGAATTCGTTGAAACCGTCGTCAAGGACAGCGGCTACAACTTGGTTGCAATTCTTTGTGATGACGGCACGGGTATTTGTTTCCCCGGTTCTATGTACTATGTCGGTACATACGGGAAGCAAGATACCGACGGTTCTATTCTTGAAGATTACGGCGCTATCACGCTGGACGAAAACGGCGGCTATACATACGAACAGTTCTGAACGGCAGGAAAGCAAAAGCGACGGGCGCAACGCCCGCCGCTTTCTTTATGCCTTTTCCTGTTCCGCGTCTGCCGCGGCCTGAACCTCTGCCGCGAACTGCTCCGGCGACAGTCCCAACACCGCCGCCGCCCGTTCGTCCATCAGCGATTCGATCATATCGTTTATGCTATCAAACCCGCTTGCCTTTGCCGCTCTCTGATATACGGACTTTTTACCTTTCTTTACATACGGGTAAATCCTGTCATAGTTTTTGCTGTTGTATTTCCGCTTCGCGTCTGTCGCGGCTTTCCCGCGTGGGTTTCCATATTTGCTTGCCATTGTCACCACTCCTTTACATGTCCATTTTATCACGCTGTTTATACTAACGCAAGTATAAAAACGTACAATCTATCGTTAGTATATTTGTGCATCATTCCAACTTGTATTTATACTAACGTTAGTATATAATCATAATCAGAAAGGGAAACCAAAGCCGCCCGGTTGTCGGGGCGTAGAGTTCGACAACAGCCAACCTTACGGGCTGACACGAAAAGGGAACCGACACGGCGTACAACAACACTTCGACTTCTGGTTTTTATATATGGGGGTAATCAATATGAAAAAGTTCGAGATCGGCAAGGAATATTTTGACCGTAGCGCCTGCAATCACGATTGCATTTTCACCATCAAGATTATCAAGCGCACCGAAAAGACGGTGACGTTCGAGCGTAACGGCAAGACCCGCCGCGCAAAGCTGTTCTTCGATGAACACGGCGAATATATCATTCCCGAACGTTATTCTATGGCCCCGGTCTTCCGTGCTGAAAACGAGGTTCAGCCGGAAGAGGAACCCAGCATCGAGGAAACCGCCGCCGAAACGTCCTGCGGCGTTGAAATCGCCCAGCCCGCCGACGTGAACACCGTTGTTGTTATG